GTGCTTACCGATACCAAATTAAAAAACCTCAAGCCGAAAGAGAAACTCTATAAAGTTACAGATCGTGATGGCCTGTATGTAGCCGTGCTCACGTCAGGCAGCATCTCGTTCCGCTATGACTACCGAATCAATGGGCGCCGGGAAACGCTTGTCATTGGTCAGTATGGCCTTGACGGTATATCGCTTGCCGAAGCCAGGCAGGAACTAGTCGATGCAAAAATCCTCCTGAAGTCAGGAATGTCGCCTGCTGCAGCAAAGCGTGACGGTATTAAGCAGCTACGTGGTCAGGAAACCTTTGCGGTACATACCGACAGTTATATGAAGCATGTCGTTCTCGCCGACAGTACGCGCGATATGAAGCAGGCCGTTATCGACAGGGATATTCTTCCTGCGCTGGGTAACAAGCTGATGGGTGAGATCAGTACCAGGATGGTGAGGGATCTGTGCGACAGGATAGTTGAACGTGGCGGACGGGCGACAGCAGTACAGGCAAGAGAGATTATCAGCAGCGTTTATCGTTATGCGAACGACCGCGGGCATGGTTTTTTCAACCCGGCGGCAGATATTAAGCCAAGCGCTATTGCCACATTCAAGCCGCGTGACCGCTGCCTGAAGCCTGAAGAGATTGGCGTGCTGTTCCGCGCACTTGATACCGTCAGCACATTGCCAACGCTCAAGCTGGCGGTAAAGCTAATTCTTATTACCATGGTGAGGAAAGGTGAGTTCACTCTGGCCACCTGGGGTGAGGTTAATTTCGCAAAATCGACGTGGACTATTCCCGCCGGCAGAATGAAGGCGAGCCGTGAGCATGTTATCTATTTGCCGTCACAGGCTCAGGATCTGATGGTTGGCCTGCAGATGTGTGCTGGTGGAAGTGATTACCTGTTGCCTGGAAGATACAGCACCAGTAAGCCGCTTTCTAATGCGGCGCTTAATTCAGTTATCGATCGGGCGGTGGCGGCAGCTACAGATTCTGGTGAAAGCATACAGCCTCTCACCGTTCACGACCTTCGCCGCACAGCCAGCACTCTGCTGCATGAGGCAGGATTCCCGTCTGACTGGATAGAGAAGGCGTTGGCGCATGAGCAGAAGGGCGTCCGCGCAGTGTACAACCGTGCTGAGTATTCTCGGCAGCGCGCGTACATGCTGCAGCAGTGGGCTGATATGATTGATGCATGGATAAACGGGGAGCATTACGACCTGGTGCCGTTCTCCCCGTCTGCGTTTGAAAAATGGATGGATGGGAAGTAAAGCCGCCGGCTGGCGGCTATACGAAAACGTCAATCGGATCTCCGTGAGATAAGGCTGCCTCGTTTGCTTCACGGCGCATACTAAGAAATGCGCCAACCGGATCCCAGCTATTTAGTATGGCGTCCAGTGCATTCCTGCTGTGACATGTCACAAGGCGCTGTTTCAGCATGACAGCACAGCCGCGAATGTTTGCGCGAGTTGGGCCAGCCATTTTCATGCACAGGCATAATGTTATCAGCATGTCCGCGTATTCATCGGCGGCCGCATTGAGCACCGCCGGATCTATTCGTTGCTTTAATTCATTGATTTGGTGCTTGGTGCTCATCAGTTGACCTCATTAAATGTGGTGCACGTTAGTCTGTCATCGTGAAGTTTGTGGCAGTACGGACATTCCCTGAGATGCTCGTATGCATGGTTCAATACAATGACGGACTGGTGAGGTAGCAGCGCTGTGCCTTTCGCCAGCAAGTCACGAAGAAAAGTTACCATTGCATTTGCTGAATCACGCTGCTCTCGGTAACGCTCAGCTTCTCTCTGCAGGCGCAGTATTTCACCATTACGCTGATTGATAACGGCGCGCGCCTCTTCGAGTTGGCGGATCATGGATGGCTCATCGTAGATATTCATGCTGCCTCCGTATTCACTACCGGTATTGCGCAGCCTGGCAGCAGTTCTATCGCCGGCGCCGCGCACTGATTCCCCCACACATCGAAACCGTGCGATGACTGGCGGGCAAATAGCTCAATGCGCGATACATCGCCTAGCAGTTGCACAAGTTTCTCTCTGATAACGTCAGGCTTGCGCGAGTTCTCCAGGCGCGGTGCCGTGACGTGCTGACAGATAGAGGCATCCATGCGCGCCGGCAGTTTTCCACGTACCGCAAACAGGCAATCTTCACTGTTCGCCCGGGTCATATGGCCCATACCGATCGCACTGTTACCTTTGTGCTTGTTCGTCTTGTGCCAGGTGAATCCCTTCATGGTCATCAGCTTGAATCCCCACGCTTCAACAACTTTCAGTGCCTCAACCGGCTGAGTGGGCACCCACCACATCGCCAGCAGACAATCGTCGGCGGCGAGCTCCCAAACCGGCAGCCTGCAGATATCCAGGACATTCATCACCGGGTATTTGAACCCGGCGCCGCGGTTGCCATCTGCGGCTTTATCGCGGTATACCCATGGAGGATCCGCATAAATCAGAGTGTACTTAGTCATAAACCACCCCGCGGCAACCTATCCCGTTGTATTCTCCACGGCGCAACTTCATGCTTTTGGTAATGCACTGCTCGCGGCGGATGGCGATCCTTGCCCTTTCCACTTCAGTTTGTGCGACATCGAGGCATTCAAGCCAAAGTCGTGATGCGAGTCGAAACTGTCCGCGCTCTTCGCGTGAGATGGCGCGCCGTTCTATTTCCAGAGCTGCCGGAGATTCGGCGACTACCTTCAATGATCTGCGCGGCGCGTAGCCGAGATGATACTTCTGCAATCTGGTTAATTTGCTCATCTTATCCAGCCTTTTACGAATATGACCGCCAGCAGAAATAGCCAGGCGGATACTGCGGCCAGGTACCAGTACCAACCTGACCACTTTTCCCAATGGCGCACTAACTCTTTCATGCCGCAGAACTCACCGGGCGATAAACTCTCTGGTCAACCGGTGGCTTTTTTCCTGTGTATGCCTCAGGGCTATTGGCCTTTCTTTCATCAAGCCATTTTTCAACTTCTTCCTTAGTCCATGCACAGCGACGGTCGGTGATATACCAACGCTTAGGGAATTCGCCTGCAGCCTCCAGACGGTCAATCGTGCTCCATGACAGTGGCACCACCGCCAGGAGTTCCTTCTTACCTAAAGCACCTTTCATAAAAACCTCTCTTTGATACAGGTGCGGCGCGCGTGGCGCCGCGGTGGTGGTTACATCGGAATTTCGTTAAGTTCGTCGCGTCGGATGGTGTACACGTCCGTTGCTTTCGCCAGGCGCTCATCGTCGTTTGCGAGGTTTTTTGCAACGTATTTGTATGCCTTATCCAGATCAGCAATGGTGTTGTAGTTCATTGCGGCGTCAGTGAATGCTGTCAGCATTTCATCAGGATCACGGTCGTCTGCTTTGCGCTGTCGCTCTTCCTGGATCTGCTCTGGCTTCGTGTTGATTAGTTTGTTCATGCCTGATGCAGTAGCTGGTTCTGGCGTAATGTCACGCTCAACGCGTGGCTGTGCCTCCTGCAACTCATCCGGCGTGTAGACGCCAAGGAGAACATCAGGGGCGTGTAGACGGGCCCAGCGCTTAACGCACAGGTAAGCCAGTTGCTGACGCGGATCCTGCTCCCATAGAGGGGAATTGCGGACGCCAGCCTGAGCCATGCTGATAGTCAGTTCACGCGGTTCTGACTCGCCTTTGAGGATTGCCGAAACAGTGACGGTGAGTGATGGTGACTTATCGCTCTTTCCGTTTACCTTCGACCAGTCGCCATCCCAGCGGTAATTCAGGCGGGTGGCCAGCAGGTTGGAAGACGAAACAACGGCGTTAACCAGTTGCGCTTCATAGCCCAGCGTGCCATTTACAACATGCGTTTTCTGCGCCACTGCGAACGGGTTCATGCCCCACTGCGCCGCCTGCATTGTTACCGCCAGGCAATCAGAAGCTTTCCCTGCCAGGTGCTGAGGAACCGTAGCTTTACTCTGTGCCATCAACTCTGCGAAGCGCAGCAGTTGATTCATGCCTTCAGGGCTGAAAATAGCTGCGGCGGTGCCGACGGTAGCTCCGGGCTGAGAGGTAATTGCGATATCGTTGCTCATACGTACATATCCTGTTTGCGTGCCCACTCAGGGCGTTTAATAATTTCCACACCGCCCCATTCATCTGAAAGGCGACACTGGTGATAGGTATTCAGATCCCGGCGGAACAGCGCCATTCCCGCATCAACATCTGGTGCGTCAAGTTCGAAAACGCGTACCGGGTATCGACCGCAGTCGATCGTTTCGCTTACTGCCAGGAAGAAGAATCCGTGTGGCTCACCAGTTACTTTCTGCGCACCTTCCCGGTACATGGCATCCTGAACGTGGTAACGAAACTCCTCGATGTGGCGGGAGAAGCGGTCCATATCTGCCACTTTCTTCACGTCGACAATCACGTTGTGCTCGTTTAGCCATTTATCAGGACGGATCCGGCACAGTTCGCCGGTCTCATCGTCATTCCAGTACATCGATGTTTCGCAGTGCCCTGGCGCTTCAAGCATCCAGCGTGCCGCCGGGTGAGCCATGGCACTTTCGCGCATAAGTTTCAGTTTCCGGCCTTGTTCTGCGTCCATCACCGTCATTCCCATGTCAGCAACATCTTTCAGGAACGCTTCTTCGTCGGCTTTACCCTGATTGGTACGGCGGCTGAATTGCGGCGCCACGATGAAACGCTTGTCGAATTCTTCCGGCTCCAGCAGCAGGCAGTGCAGGGCGGTACCCATATCCAGCGCAGATTTTTTCTCTTCATCCTCCGGCGCCGCTTTTACCCATTTCAGCAAGGCAGGGTTTTTTGCAACCATATCCAGCTGCGACTTACTCACGCCGTCGCCGGCGTGGTAATCCTCGTTGCTGATATCGTGATAAATGCCAGGTGTCATGCCGCCGTCCTCGCGCTGTCGATCTGGTCTGCCACATCCCACTTACCAACGATCCCGGTCAGTTCGCTGATGAATGCAGCCAGTGATTCTTCAAACTCCACGCTTTCTACCGCGGCATTGATGATTTCCTGACGGACGCCAGCGCGGCGCAGATTGTCGAATGCCGGAAGCAGGTATTCAGTTTTCAGTGTTTCCTGCAGTTCAACCTGGCGGTCGTGAAGCATCTCGGCCACGCGGTAGTCGCGATCAAAACCAGCCATGATTTTTTGCAGGTTGCGTTGCTGTTGAGTTGAAATCATTTGCTCACCCCCATATCCATTTCAGTCCTGGCCGCCAGCTTGTTAACGAATGCCCAGCTAATGGCCTCTGTTAGCGTGCGAAACTTCCAGCTCATCAGCCCGCATGCCGTAACGCAGTACCAACCGTTAATGATCTTCCACTGCATAATTTTTTACCTCGGTCTGTTACCGTTGAGGTAATAATTATCCGTATGTGATTTGAAGTCAATAGATATGAATGTAAAAAATTACCCGTCGGGTAATAATGTAGGTATGAAAAAAGCCGCTCAATGGCGGCTTACTTATTGTTTAATATGGGGTTATTGATGAGGTTTTTCGTGCTTAACAATCACGAAATCAATGTAGTTCTCGATCGCCATCTTGTCGGACTCAGGTAACAATTTGTACCTGGCACGGTCATATTCGATGGCCGCCGGGTCATCTGGTGGCAGCAAAAGCTCGTAGGCATGGCGCCCGAACGGCTCAGCCAGCGCCGCCAGGTTGGTGATGGATATGCTGGCCTCGTTGTTGAGGAACCTGTTAATTGTAGACTGGCTGACGCCAGACTCTTCCGCCAGGCGCTGTTGCGATGACAGGTTTCGGTTCTCGCTCATCCAGCGTTTAAGGTTCCATGATGCCAACTTGCCAATCTCTCCGAAGTCGACATCCTGCACCTCTTCATGTACTGGCATGAATTTATCGATGTCGAGCCAGTTGGTCGGCTTGTTAGCGGCCTTCTCAATTTTACGTGCAGCCACGTCACCAATTATCTTTTTGCCGCTTGCCCAGCGGTTAATCAGATTTGGCTGGGTCTCCATCCGCTCCGCCAGGCGAGACTGAATTCCGTTGAACTCACGGTAGATCAGCTCTTTCAGGTTTTCGCGCCGGATATCGTGGATGCTTTTCATGTCAGTAAAATATTTCTCATATGTGAATCATTTAGTGTTTCAATTTACTGCCTTTTTACCTCTCGGGTAAATGCACCCCTGCGGTAACAAACATTGATTTTTGTTACCTTATGGGTGAATATTCATTATCTGAAATAAATATCAGGCAATAGTTATGAGCGAGAACACGCAGTTCGATTTTAAAAAGCACTGGCTTGCGCTGACGCCGGATGAGCGTGAAGCGTTCGCAGAAGAGGCCGGAACGACCAGCCATTACATCCAGACTCACCTGACAGGTAAGCGCAAGATGCCAGGTAAGGCATTGATGAATGGGCTATTTAAGGCATGCAAATCCCGCGAATGGGTTAAATCAAAGCCTGAACTGGCTTACTTCTTCTACTCCTGATCCCCTAAAAATTCCCCTTCAGGCCGCCTTATGGCGGTCTTTTCATATCTATTCGTACCCAAAAGGTAATAATTATCCACATACGGTTGATCTTTTTTCATGCTCAGCACAAAATGACCGATAACAATAACCAAATGGAGACAGCAAAGTGAAGATAGTTACCAGAATGGAGGCGGCGAAGGCCGGTCTTAACCGGTACTTCACCGGAAAGCGCTGCCGTAATGGTCATCTTGCAGAACGTTATGTTCTGAACGGAACATGCGTTGAGTGCGCAATGAACAGCGCACACCGTCACCGCGATGAATTTACCTGCGCCCTGAAAGCTGCAAGGGGTGAGGCATGACATCCGCCGCGTATTACAACGAAATAGACCCTTTTGCAGCTCAATGGCTGCGTAACCTCATAGCCGCCGGGCATATCGCCCCGGGCGAAGTTGACGAACGGAGTATTGAAGATGTCACACCTGACGACCTCAGAGGATTTACCCAGTGCCACTTTTTCGCCGGGATCGGCGTCTGGTCCCATTCCCTCCGCCTCGCCGGGTGGCCAGATGATCGCCCGGTCTGGACTGGCTCCTGCCCTTGCCAGCCTTTCAGCGCGGCAGGCAAAGGCGATGGGTTTGCTGACGAGCGGCACCTTTGGCCCCATTTCTTCCATCTCATCAGCGAGCGCAGACCTCAGCATGTCTTTGGCGAACAGGTTGCAAGCGGTTACGCAAACACATGGTTCGACCTTGTACAAGCAGACATGGAAGGAGTGGGATACGCCTTCGGGCTTGTGCCGTTTACGTCAGCGGGCATCGGTGCGCCGCACATCAGAGAAAGAGCTTACTGGGTGGCCGAGTCCGCTGGCGAGCAATGTCAAAAACTGCTACCAGGACTGGCTCAAGGTGTTGGCGCGGAAGGAAGCCGGTCGCCAGCCAAATCTACAGGACTTTGCAGTGTTGGCAGCCTGGACAACGCCGACAAGCCGGGACTGGAAAGACACTTCCGGGATGACAGCGCAGCGGGACGTGAAGGAACGACTGGACCAGCTGCCGCGCCAGGCGTTCATGACTGGTTGGCCAACACCGACAACGAGCAACACTCGATCGCCATCAGTAGATGCGTCCATGAACATGCATCGACAGGACGGGAGCAAGACCCAGCAGCGTCTGCAGGATTTCGCGGGGATTGCCGGCCCCTTGAGGTTAACGGTTTTTGGCGAGATGCGGACTGGCTCTTATGTCGAGATGGGAAATGGCGTCCAGTTGAACCCGGCACATTCCCGCTGGTTGATGGGGTTGCCGCGCGCCTGGGACGAGTCGAGTCCGGGGTGGCAAGAGTGGCAAGCAGCAACCGCGTCGGCAGACTCAAAGGCTACGGCAACGCCATAAACGCTCAGGCTGCCGCTGAGTTCATTCGTGCTTATGTGGAGGTAAACGATGGCCGGTGACTGGATCAAGATGCGCGCTGACCTTCATACGCATCCAAAAGTTGTCCGCATGGCGTCCGCATTGAAAGCGGACAGACTTCGGATAGTTGGCGGACTACATTCCGCATGGTGTCTTTTTGATGTCCATTCTGTTGATGGCTTTCTTGATGGTTACAGTCCTGAGACGCTCGATGATCTGATCGGATTTCCAGGATTTGCCAGGGCGATGATGGCTGTTGGATGGCTTGAAGAAGATGGTGAAAGCCTAGTAATGCCGCGATTTGAAGCCCATAACGGGCAGTCTGCGAAGCGTCGGGCACAGGACGCAGACAGAAAAAGAGTTAAGAGAAATGTCGTCAAAATGTCCGCATCAGAAGCGGACGAAATGCGGACCAGAGAAGAGAAGAGAAGAGAAGATATAAAAGAAATAGATCCCCCCAACCCCCCACGGGATAGAAAGCAGTTGAAACAGTATCCGTATCCTGAGCAACTCAATGCCAGCGCATGGGATGAGTGGAAAAGATATCGGGCTGAAATGCGATTCAAAGCTTATGCCCCTACAGAGCGGAGCGAGGGTGCAGCCATCACAGAGCTGATAAACCTTTCTGGTGGAAACCATGAACGGCAGATGCAGATCGTGAAGCAGAGCATGGCCAAGGGGTGGAAAGGACTTTTCGAGCTGAAGGAATCACTTACCCGGAGGGATGTAAACGCCATATCTGTACCGGATACATGTATTCCACCAGGGTTCAGGGGCGGACCTACACCATGAGAAGCGACAGCGGCGCGGTAGCGCATTTTTTTACGCCTGAATTATTACCTGTAAGGTAAAAATAAATGCGCATAGCTATTGAATATAATCCGTATATGGATTTAAATTACCCAAGAGGTAAATCATGAAGAAACAACTTCAGGCACTCGGAAGGCTCAAGTCTGGCCAGATGAACAAAACCGAAACCGCCTACGCGCAACAGCTTGAACTGCGTAAGCGCTACGGGGAAATCGCCTGGTACCGGTTTGAAGGCATCAAGCTGCGACTGGCTGACAACACGTACTACACGCCTGACTTCGCAGTGATGCTGGCCGGTGGGCAAATGGAATTGCACGAAGTGAAGGGCTACTGGACCGACGACGCCAGGGTGAAAACCAAAGTCGCCGCTGATCAGTATCCGTTCCGGATCATCGGGGTAACGAAGCTACCAGCCAAAGCCGGCGGCGGGTGGAAGGTTGAAGAGTTCTGAATTGACGATCTTCATGGATTTCAAATGAATCAATAAGTTAAGCGGGTAATTGGGGGTAATGATGGATCTGAATAAGTTAAGTCGTCGTCAGGCGTGGATACTCGGCATCGGTGCATGCCTGGCAGTATGGGGAGTGATTGTCTCGGTGATCGCTATTGGCGTCATGGTTGTTCGCAATGGGGTGTGCTCATGAATAACGAACTCACAGCAGCACTGTTAACTATCGAGAAATGCCGCGAGCTTTCAGGCTGCCCGGCTGGCGTAGACCTGCAGGACTGGGTGAAGCAGCTGGCGGCGGAGAATATGCAGGTAAGAGAACGTCACCGTTTTATTCGCGCACTGGCAGTTTCCATTCTTGAGCATAGCGGCGGCCGTCACGACTGGCGTGGAGCAATGGAGGATGCTTCTGATTTAGTTAAGGCGGTGGATGAAGTCTATGCCCAATCCCGCTTAACGGATCGCTCCATCGCAGTGTTCAAGGCTGATGCCATTGATGAAGCAGCTGTAGAGCTCGAGCGGATCGATACGGTTGCAAGCACAAGAGCAATTGCTTTCAAACTCCGTGAATTCTCAAAGCAGCTGCGCGAGGGGGCCGACAAATGAGCAAGTCGCTTAACGCACGTTGTATCCGTCGCTGGGAAGTTGAATTTAAAGGGCGCTGCGATTCGAAATATAGCCCGTACTGGCGTAAACGCGACCTGCGTGGGTATATCCGGGAGGCCGCGCTTACTACTGCTGACTGCATGGTTGAGCGCTTAGCTGAAGATAATGCCAGGGTGGCTTTTTGCGGATATTCATATGGCTGGTCCCCTGAATTCTCAGCCTGGTACGCCGACCGCCGAGAGGCATATCTGGCCGCAGCCCGCCGCGACCTCAATAAGAGCGCTACCAATGACGATATCGACGAAGAGATTCAGAACGAGCTGGAGGCCTGGAATGACTGAGCGAGGAATGATTTTCAACGGTGAGATGGTGCGCGCCATTCTCGACAGCCGGAAGACGCAGACCCGGCGGATTGTTAAAGGGACTGACGGCGCCGTGAAGTTCTGCAAGGAATGGGACATCAACGGAGAAGAAATTTTCGTTGTGCTTGGCGAAAAAGACCACACAGGAATGAACCCTGTTTTGGGTGCTATCTCATGCCCGTTCGGAGGCGTCGGCGATCGCATCTGGGTGCGTGAGACGTGGGCTCGCTACAATATCGACCAGGATAGTCACGATATGGCATACCGCGCAACAGCCCCGGAAGACTGGCCTGAAGGCGGGCGGTGGAGGCCATCCATTCATATGCCGCGCTGGGCCAGCCGCATTCTACTGGAGATCACAGACGTGCGTGTTGAGCGCCTCAGAGAGATAAGCCAATCAGATGCTGAAGCTGAGGGAGTTGAAAAACTGAAGAAAGGTTTCTGGAAAAATTATCAGCCAGGCTGGACGGAGTTTCAACTTACAGCGCGTGGTTCGTTCGCAACCCTTTGGAAATCGATCTATGGCGATGAAAGCTGGTATGCCGATCCATGGGTCTGGGTTATTGAGTTCAAGCGCGTAGAAGGCGGTGCAGCATGACTGATATCACCGAACTGGCGCAGAGCCTGAAAGCGGCAGCAGAGAAAGCGACTCCCGGCCAATGGATGCGATCAAGCGTGCAATTTAACAGCATTACCGATATCGCTGATCCAATGGAGCAGGGTAACAAACCTCACATAGCTAATACCTCTGAGAAGCGTGACGCTGAATTCATTGCTATGGCTAACCCTGCCAACGTTCTCGCGCTTGTAGAGGCGCTGGAGAAGGCGCAGCAGGCAGACGAAGAACTTTGCAAACTCTTGCCTCCCGGCGTTGAGTACATGGACCCACCAGACGGCGGTGATGTCACGCCGCTTGAAGGAGTGCGTCGAATGGTGGCTGATTACCGCCAGCGCATAGCCGCTCCAGAGTCCCGCACCGTCACCGTGAAGCAGTTCGATGAATTTCAGATTTGCCACTACGGCGCTACTGAGGACTACGCGAAAGGATATATCGACTGTCAGAACAACTTTTTCAAATGGCTGACAGCCGCTGGCCTCAAGTGGGAGGCTGAGTGATGGCACTGACCAAAAAACAGCGCTCAGAACTGCGCATGAAGTTTGGCGGCCGCTGCGCTTACTGCGGCTGTGAGCTTGGAGATAAATGGCACGCAGACCACGTTAAGCCTGTTATCCGGTTCGATGGGGAGATGCTTCATCAAGAGCGAGACGATATCAAAAACATGGTTCCTGCATGTCATCCATGCAATCTTCACAAGCACTGCAACAGCCTAGATGACTATCGACGAATTATCGACGATGGGCGCAGAGAGTTCCTGGTGTCCGGGAAGGGAAAGGCGCTGGTTCGCATGGGGCTGGTTGAAATGAAACCTGACCCGGTAGTGTTCTGGTTCGAAAAGTATCAGGAAGAAGGAGCCAACTAATGACCAAATCAACCATAACCAGAGAGCGCCTGGAACAATTGGCAAACTTCAAAGGTTCGCCAGTGACACGACAGGAAGAGCAGGAACTAGCCCGCATGGCACTGGCCGCAATGGACAGCGAGCCGGTGGCGTGGACTGATGAAGAAGAGTTGCGCGATGCGAATGAAAGCGGAAGCGGTTATTTGTTTGGTATTGAGCGTGATGCGAACAAATTCGCCGACCCGCGACGCCAGATAATGCTCTATCGCCACGCGCAGCCAGCGCCGGTAGTGCCTGACAAGATGAATTATCAGGATGGTGTGTTGTTTGTGCTCAATAACGATATGTCCAGTATCGAGAGGGGTACGGTAGCTATGCGAGCCTGGAACGCCTGCCGTGCCGCCATGCTTCAGACTGGCAACTCTCCGGTAATTCCGGATACATGGATTCCGGTAAGCGAGCAGATGCCACCAAGTCGTCATGAGGTTTTGGTCGGGCGTTGGTGGGGAGAGAAGCCGCGGTGGTGTTGCAAATGGGCAACGTATATTCCTGGCCACCCTGATGCGCAGAGTAGCGGCTGGTTGATCCCCGGCGCGTCGTGGACGCCCACCCACTGGATGGAGTTGCCAGCCGCCCCGCAGGAGGTGAAGTGATGCCTAAATCCCCAGCAGAACGCAAAGCCGCGCAGCGCGCGCGGCAGTCCGCCGCCGGCAATCGTAAAATTGAATTGGTGCTGGATGAGCAGGAGCAGGAAATGCTGGCGCGCAATTGTGCCGCCCGGCGCCCTGGTCGTGATCCCTATGAGATGGCCGAGTACATCGCGTTGCTGATCCGCCAGGATGACGCGCGAGTGCGCGGCCGTATAAGGTCAATCAGCAAGCGCCGCTGCGGTAAGTGTGGCGATGCGCTGCCGGTGGCGTCATGCCCATGCGCTGGCGATTCTCAGTGCTGGGCGACACTTGGCTGGCACGAAACAAAATTACCACTGTGACATGTCACGACAGATTGACTAAATCCTCGCATAAATATACTGTTTAAATATACAGTATATTTATGTGAGGTCATCATGGGTTTTCCATCTCCAGCCAAAGACTACGTCGAGCGTACACTATCCCCCAATATCCTGTGCCACATTGATGGCAATTGCCGGGTTATCGAAACCAGCGCCGGATACGCCGTTATCAATACCGCCATCAGGCCAAAGCAGGGGAGTAACATCCTGATATCCCTTTGTGGCCTCCTGCAGTTTGCAGTGGTGCGCGGGAAGGCAATCATCACCGATGACGGCGAGGCGATTGAAGGCGATGCGCTTGATGATGTTGACGTGAAAGGGGTGCTGACGTTCCTGGTTAATCGCGCCGAATGGCAGAGAGAAGATGATATTCCGATCATGTAACATCCTAGCGGGCATGATAGTATTACCATAGCGGTAATAATTACCCGGAGTGTTACCATGCCAAAGGACCCGAAACGAAAATCAACGCAGTTCAAGCCGCTGACAGTCCAGCAAGAGGCTTATTGCCAGGAGTATGTGAAATGCCCTGAGAACCAGACTCAGGCGGCAATTAACGCCGGATACTCACCAAATACAGCGGGCAAGTTCGCCAGCCAGAACATGCGCGATGCGCGTATTCAGAAACGAATTGCTGAGCTGATGGAAGACCGCAACAAGCGCCTGCGCGTCAGCGCTGATTATGTCCTGCTGCGCCTGGTGGAAATCGACCAGATGGACGTGCTGGATATTCTGAATGATGACGGCGGACTGAAACCGATCCGCGAGTGGCCGAAGATATGGCGCACCACGCTAAGTGGCTTTGACCTGTCGTCAACCATCATGAACATGGATGAGACCACGATCGAGACCATCCTCAAGAAAATCAAATGGCCAGATAAGGTGAAGAACCTCGAGCTAATCGGTAAGCACGTCGACGTGATGGCGTTCAAAGAGCGCCTGGAGGTTTCCGGTACCGTCACCATCGCCGACCGCATGGCCGCCGCGCGCAAGCGCCTGAAAGAGCGCAATGGTGGTGACCAGTGACCAATGCCGTGCTATCCCCGGAAGAGCAGCTGATCGACGATATCGCCAGTTTCACGCACGACCCGCTGGGGTATGCGCTTTATGCGTTTCCGTGGGGCGAGGATGGCACAGAGCTGGCTCACGCCACCGGGCCGCGACAGTGGCAGGCTGATGCATTCCGCGAGATAGGCGAGCACCTGCAGAACCCGGCAACACGTCACCAGCCGCTGATGATTGCCCGGGCCTCCGGTCACGGTATCGGTAAATCCGCTTTCATATCGATGCTGATTAACTGGGGAATGTCCACCTGCGAGGATTGCAAGGTGGTGGTGACCGCAAACACCGACAACCAGCTGCGCACGAAGACCTGGCCGGAAATCATCAAATGGTCGAATCTGGCTATCACGAAAGAGTGGTTCACCTGCACCGCCACGGCGATGTACAGCAACGATACCGGTCACGACAAACGCTGGCGCGCTGACGCAATACCATGGTCTGAGCACAACACCGAGGCGTTCGCCGGCCTGCACAACGAGCGCAAGCGTATCATCGTCGTATTCGACGAAGCCTCCAACATTGCCGATCTGGTGTGGGAGGTTGCCGAGGGCGCGCTGACGGACGAAGATACCGAAATTATCTGGGTGGCGTTCGGGAACCCGACGCGTAACACCGGGCGCTTCCGTGAATGTTTCCGCAAGTACAAACACCGCTGGAAGTGCGCGCAGATTGATTCCCGCACCGTGGAAGGTACCAACAAACAGCAGTTGCAGAAGTGGGTGGATGACTACGGCGAAGATAGCGACTTCGTGAAGGTGCGCGTACGCGGGATATTCCCTGACGCGTCAGAGCTCCAGTTTATCCCTACAGGCCTGACCGACGAGGCTATGAAGCGAGTCGTCACCGCGGCGCAGGTGGCACATGCTCCGGTGATTATCGGCGTCGACCCGGCTTATTCCGGCGTGGATGACGCGGTGATATACCTGCGGCAGGGGCTACACAGCAAAGTACTCTGGACCGGCAACAAGACCACCGACGATTTGATTATGGCGAAGCGTATCGCTGACTTTGAGGACGAATACAAAGCTGACGCCGTGTTTATCGACTTCGGTTACGGAACCGGTTTGAAGTCCATCGGTGACGGCTGGGGAAGGACGTGGCAACTGATCCCGTTCGGCGGTGGTTCCACCGACGCGCAGATGCTCAACAAGCGCGGAGAGATGTTCAATGCCTGTAAGACGTGGCTTAAACTCGGCGGCGCGCTGGATGACCAGGAGACGGCTGATGACCTGTCGGCGGCAGAGTACAAGGTGAGGGTGGACGGTAAGATCGTCATGGAGCCGAAGGAAGATATCAAAGAGCGGTTAGGGCGGTCACCAGGCAAAGGTGACGCGCTGCTGCTGACGTTCGCCTTCCCGGTCGCGAAGAAACTGAATGACCCGCGCCAGCAACAGGGCAAGGCCATCACTGACTACGATCCGTGGGCGTAAAAAAGCCCGCGCATCGGCGGGCTGATTGTGACATGTCACAGGGCTAGAAAATAATTTCATCAAATGCAGCATTTATTGCCTTTGCTTCGCTAATGGCGCCTTGTTTATTGACAATAGCTTTTTTACCAAGCACCTCGGCAAGGCACTGTAGCTTCATGTGGTAGAGGTTTTCACGGCGCATCTCTTCTGCAGGCGATTGCTTCTGAATGTTTTCGACTAACTTGGTCATGATTGTCACCTTAAAAAAATGCCCGGCGAACCGGGCGAAATGGAAGCAATGAAGGGTGCCTTCCTTGGCTGGGAGTCACAGGGTTTACAGCATGAAGTCATCGTGATGGCGTCCTGCTGTAAAAAGGGCGGTGGTCAGAAAGGGAATAACTGCCACCGCCAATTCTACACACAGCAATATCTCTGGTACTGCATCACGGTCCTGAGTCGTGATTGGGTTGTGGTGGCTGGAGTCGAACCAGCTTCCATCGGTGCGATGCCGATTGCAGTACGCGCAGCGTTCCGCTACATGACTAGTATTTTCACAGTCGCCTATCTGCTAGCTCGCCGTTGAGCTTCACCACAACGGAAAGAGCACTGACTTCGAACAGACCTTGGGCCCAGGAACGACGATCAATCTCAATGCTCTTACCTGTTGTGCCCTCGTCTCTTCCGAGGTGTCACACCTAACCGCCACAATGGTGAGTTGCAACTTCGTGCCTAAACGATGGCTTGCACATTCCGGCTACCCGCTCGGGGGTAAAGAGACCAAGGAACCCCGCCGGACCGCTAACGACACATGTGCCATATGCCGCAAATCAACAGCATCGCTGTTACCTTAAAGGTAATAATTGCAACCAATAAAGTCAATATACTACGCGAAATAATTCATATGTGGTTAAATTGGTAATAATTTAAACGCGTATGGAGTATCGATATGTGCATTGGCAGCAAGCCATCAGTACCTGCAGCACCAGAAGTTCAGGCGGCACCGCAGGAACAGGATCAGGCTGTGGTCGATTCCCGCGATGAAGAAACCCGCCGCCGCCGCGCGGCCGCCGGTCGTAGCTCTACGCTGCTGACCAGTGCGCAGGGTGACACCTCCACCGCCAATACCAGCGGTAAAACGCTGCTCGGTCAGTAACAGGAGCGCGGGATATGGCGGAAACCATTAAAGAGCAACTGCTGAAGCAGGTGGCTTTGCTCAATAACGATCGCTCTTCGTTCGAGCCGCACTGGCGCGAGCTGAGCGACTTTATCAACCCGCGCGGATCCCGATTCCTGGTCACTGACGTCAATCGCAATGACCGCCGTAATTCAAAGACTGTTGACCCAACAGCGACGCTGGCAAACCGCACGCTATCAAGCGGCATGATGTCAGGCATCACTTCGCCAGCGCGTCCCTGGTTTAAGCTGGCAACGCCGGATCCGGACATGATGGACTATGGCCCGGTTAAGCTGTGGCTTGAAGCCGTCCAGCGCCGGATGAACGAGGTCTACAACAAATCGAATTTGTATCAGTCTCTGCCACTGCTCTACAGCAGCCTCGGTACTTACAGCACTGGTGCGATGGCCGTTCTTGAGGATGACGAAGACGTTATCCGCACAATGATGTTCCCAATCGGCAGTTACTACCTGGCGAACTCTGCGCGCGGCAGCGTCGATACCTGCTATCGAAAATTCACCATGACCGTGCGTCAACTGGTGATGGAATTCGGTATGAGCAACGTCAGCACCTCCGTAAAAGGGCTGTGGGAGTCCGGCTCATATGAAACGTGGATAGAAGTGATTCATGCCGTATATCCCAACATCGACCGCGATACAGGAAAGCTGGACAGCAAAAACAAGCGCGTCAAATCCGTTTACTTCGAAGTTGGCGGAGATAACGACAAGCTGCTGCGTGAGTCTGGTTTTGATGAATTTCCGATTATGGCGCCGCGCTGGGAAGTTAACGGAGAGGACGTTTACGGCTCATCCTGCCCTGGCATGATCGCTCTTGGTCAGGTTAGAGCGCTTCAGGTTGAGCAGATGCGAAAAGCCCAACTGATTGACAAAGCAACTAACCCACCAATGGTTGCCCCTACGTCTCTTAGAACTCAGCGAGTATCACTACTTCCTGGAGATGTGACGTATCTGGATGTGATGACAGGTCAGGACGGATTAAAGCCTGCCTACCTGGTAAACCCGAACACTGCTGATCTGCTCGCTGATATTCAGGACACGCGGCAGATGATTAACAGCGCCTATTTCGTCGACCTCTTCATGATGCTGCAGAACATCAACACGCGCTCTATGCCGGTTGAGGCAGTGATCGAGATGAAAGAAGAGAAGCTACTTATGCTGGGCCCTGTGCTTGAGCGTCTGAACGATGAATGCCTTAACCCGCTTATCGATCGCACCTTCTCCATTATGGCGCGCAAAAACCTTTTGCCGCCTCCGCCAGATGTACTTCAGGGCATGCCGCTGAAAATTGAATACATCTCTGTCATGGCGCAGGCGCAGAAATCAATCGGGCTATCCAGTCTGTCATCCACCGTTGGCTTTATTGGCCAGCTTGCTCAGGTCAAACCTGAAGCACTCGACAAGCTTGATACAGACCAGGCCATTGACGCTTTCGCTGAAATGTCCGGCGTATCGCCAACGGTCATTGTCCCTCAGGAACAGGTTAACCAGATTCGCCAGGATCGCGCTCAGCAGCAACAACAGCAGCAGGCAATGGCAATGGGTATGGCTGCGGCGCAAGGCGCCAAGACGCTTAGTGAAGCGCAGACCGCAGATCCGAGCGTGCTTACTGCTATCTCTGGCGCCGTCGGCGCACCGGCAGGAGGTCAGCAATGACAGATATCGATGACGAAAAACTCAGGGCGGAGCGTGAAATAGAGGCGCGCGAGCGTGAGCAGCGCGATATCGACGATATCAAGTTTGTCATGGATAGCGAGAAAGGCCGCCGCGTCGTCTGGCAGATCCTGGTTGAAGGCCAGGTATTCGGAGCCTGCTTCAGCCCAGACCCATACGTTACAGCATTTAACGAAGGTAAGCGCAACCATGCGCTGTCGCTGTTCCAGCGCGTCATGGTGCATTGCCCTGATCAGTATCTGAAGATGGCCGCAGAGGCTAACGAAAAGGAGTAGACGCAATGACGATCAAACGAATTCGACCTATCCGGCTCGACGGTAACGCGACCATTGCTGATGTGGAGGATAGCGGTGCGGGAGATTCAGTTGCATGGGCTGACATTACTGGTAAGCCAAGCACGTTTCCTCCTTCGACTGCAACTACCTCAGCTATTGGTGGCGTAAAGATGGCTGCCACTCAAGCGAACTCCACCGCGACTGATGCGGCTGGCCTGGTAACCGATTTTAACGCTCTGCTGGCCAAGCTAAAGGCCGCGGGGATTATGGCTTAAGAGGCATTAGATGAACTTATTCGAACGTTTGATGTATCGCCGCCTTTGCAACGAGCAGCCTGCCGACGGTGGCGCCGCTCCGGCTGCGTCTGAGCCATCCGCACATGCTACAGATGCTCCTGCTGCTGAACCGGCTAAACCAGAAGGCGATAAGCCACAGACTGGCACTGAAGGTGACAATCCTAAGGAAGACAAGCCCGCTGATGGTGATAAGCCAGCTGATAAGCCGGATGACGAAAAGCAGAAGCAAGAAGGTGCACCGGAGAAATACGAATTTACCGCTGGCGAAGGCGTTGAGTTGGATACCGAAGCGCTGAAAGATTTCGAACCGGTAGCGCGCGAGCTGAACCTGACTAATGAGCAGGCGCAGAAGTTGGTCGATGCATACCCGAAGATTCTGGCAGGTGTCCAGCAGCGCCAGGCGGAAGCATGGCAGGCGCAAACTGAAGAGTGGGCAGCAACTGTGAAGGCCGATAAAGAAATCGGTGGTGACAAGTTGACGGCAAACCTCGGCGTTGCGCAGCGCGCTCTGGATACCTTCGGTACACCGGAGTTGAAGGAATACCTGAACGGTACTGGTCTTGGCAATCACCCGGAACTGGTGAAGGCGTTCATCAAAGTAGGTAAGGCCATGTCGGAAGACGGCATGGTTACAGGTAAAGAAAGCGGTCAGCGTAGTGCGGCCGAAGTGCTATATGGCAAATAAGAGAGGATATAACCATGGCTGTTAAAGGCATTAATGCGCTGACGCTGGCTGACTGGGGTAAGCGCATCGACCCAAACGGGAAGACTGATAAAATCACAGAGCTTCTCTCCCAGACCAACCCGATCCTGCAGGACATGCTGATCGTTGAAGGAAACCTGCCTACAGGTCATAGAACTACTGTTCGCTCAGGGCTTCCTTCTGCAACGTGGCGCCTGCTGAACTACGGCGTGCAGCCGAGCAAATCTACCACTGTGCAGGTTACAGATGCATGCGGCATGCTGGAAACCTATGCGGAAATCGATAAATCACTGGCAGACCTTAACGGGAATACTGCTGAGTTCCGCCTTTCTGAAGATCGCGCATTCATTGAAGCAATGAATCAGCAGATGGCTCAAACCCTGTTCTACGGTGATTCCAGCGTTAACCCACAGCAGTTCATGGGATTGTCTTCGCGTTATTCCGACCTGTCGGCAACTAACGCACAGAACATTATCGACGCCGGCGGTACCGGTACCGATAACACCTCTATCTGGTTGGTGGTGTGGGGTGAAAATACCGTACACGGCATCTTCCCGAAAGGTCAGCAAGCCGGGCTCCATATGCAAGACAAGGGCCAGGTAACTCTTGATGATCCTAATGGCGGCAAATATGAAGGCTACCGCACCCATTACAAGTGGGACAACGGCCTCTGCCTACGTGACTGGCGCTATGTCGTGCGCATCGCGAACATCGATATTAGCGACCTGTCAGATCCGGCAGCCGCGGCGAATATCTCCAAGCTAATGGTGAAAGCGCTGCACCGCATTCCTAACCGTGGCATGGGCCGCCCGGTGTTCTACATGAACCGTACCGTAGCCCAGGCTCTTGACCTTCAGTCTCTGGAAAAATCCTCCCTGGCGATCAGCGTCAAAGAGACCGAGGGCGAATGGTGGACCAGCTTCCGCGGCGTTCCGATTCGTGAAACCGATGCGTTACTGGAAACCGAAGCCCGCGTGGTTTAACCCCTGACTATAACCAGCCGCTCGTTACCGGGCGGCTCAAAGGAGAAACAAAGATGATCCTCGACAAACTGTTGATGTTCTCCGAAGCGCAGGCGGTTACTGCCACTGCTGCTTCTACCGACGTGATTGACCTGGGGCCTATCGACGGCACCCGCCGTGACATCGGTGTTGGTTATCCGCTGGAGTTCTGGGCGATGGTTAACACCACTGCCACCGCTGCTGGCGCCGCCACCGTCAATGTGCAGTTGCAGACCAGTCCTGACAACAGCACCTGGACGACCATCTATGACAGTGGCGCGCTGGCGCTGGCTGCTCTGAAGGCCGGTAAGCGAGTGGTGTCCTCGAAGGTTCCCGCAGGTGTGATGCGTTATCTGCGCGTTAACTACACGGTTGGAACTGGCCCGCTTACCGCCGGCGCGTTCACCTCTGGTATTAACCTGGACGTTGATGCGAATACCCCGTATCCGACTCGCTCTAAAGTGACCGGCTAAGGAGATATCGATGTCAGCAGAGAAAGCAAAATACCGTGTGCTGCGTTTGTCTCATATTCACAACAACCTCTGGCCGGAAGGCTCTGAGGTTGAATATGACGGCGTTCCGGGATCTGCGCTTGAGCCGCTGAACGATGCGGCAAAGGCGGCTAAAGCTAAAGCCACTGGCAAGGTTGCAGTGGCCAATGCAGTCAAACAGCCTGGGCCGCTGAACGATGAAGGCCATGGCGATGATGATGCTCTGGATAAACTCCGCGAAGAGTATGAACTGCTCTTTAACGAGAAGCCGCATCACAACACCAAACCGGAAACGCTCCGCGAGAAGATCGCCGAGAAGCGAAAAGATTTAGGCGTCTGAGCCTCAGTTTAAACCAAGGGGCTCAGGCCCCTTTCTTGTAGGAGCGTTCTATGGAAATGGTCAATCTCAAAACCGGTACCGACAGCTACCAGGATGAAAGCGGTGAAACGAAGACTCGCGATGAATATCCGTGGGGGCTATGCATCACACTGAACAATGACACCCTGAATAAGCTGAAGGCGCAGCCGCAGAATGTTGGCACTGAGGTGATGATTACGGCTAAAGCAGTGATTAAAGGCATTTCGGCACGTGAAGGCGACGATGGCACTTTCCGTAGTGCGGATCTACAGATCACTGATATGGCACTTGCACCAGTGTCCGGTGAAGCACCGAAGACCGCGGCTGAAACCTTATATGGTGAAGGGGGCGAGTAATGGCCTCAGTTATCGAAATCTGCAACCGCGCGCTGAGCAATATCGGCAATAACCGCAGCATTAACAGCCTGAATGAAGCCAGCAAAGAAGCCGGGCAATGCTCACTTTATTACGAATCAATTCGTGATGCTGTCCTGGCCGATTTCGACTGGAACTTTGCCACGAAGACTGTAGCGCTTGCTGACACTAATAATCCGCCGCTGGACTGGGATTATGCGTATACGTACCCAACGGACTGCCTGAAGATTATTGAAATCCCTGTTCCCGGTATCCGGTACCCAAATTCAGCGATGCGTGTGCAGTACGTGGTCGGCGCCGACAGCGCCGGCACTGGCCGTCTGATTTACACCGACCATCCGCAGGCGTGGCTGCGATATGTGGCGCGCATCACTGATGTGAACATGTTCGATTCAATTTTCCAGGAGGCGCTATCCTGGCGCCTGGCCGCGGCTATTAACATGGTTCTCACTGGCAATGCTGACCTAGGCAATAACGCTCTCAGCATGTATAGCCGGATCATCCTCAGCGCCAGCTCTCACAGCATGAACGAATCGCAGGAGCCGCAACCGCCTGTTGATCCCTTTACTGAAGCGAGGATGTGCTGATGGCTGTTAGCTGGATACAACCGAGTTTCTCTGGCGGAGAGATTGCGCCATCCCTGTATGGCCGCATTGATATGGCCAAGTACCAGGTGGCGCTGCGCAAGTGCGATAACTTTATTGTGCGCCAGTATGGCGGGGTAGAGAACCGCCCGGGCACGCAGTTTATCGCCGCGGCAAAATACCCGGATCGCAAATGCCGACTAATTCCGTTCCAGTTCTCAACGGTTCAGACCTATGCGCTGGAGTTTGGTCACAACTATATGCGCGTTATCAAAGATGGCGGTCTTGTGCTGACCACCGGCGATGAGATTTATGAGCTGGCAACACCGTATGCAGATAGTGACGTTTTCGGCCTGAAGTTCACGCAAAGTGCAGACGTGATGACGATTGTTCATCCTTCATACCCGCCAAAAGAACTACGCCGGTACGCGCATGACAACTGGCAGATTGTCGACGTCGAAACAAAGAATGGCCCGTTTGAAGATATTAACGTCGATGAATCAGTAACCGTTTATGCCAGCGGCACGACCGGCACGATCACTCTCACTGCGAGCAGTGCCATTTTCGGCAGCGAGCAGGTAGGGAAATTATTCTATCTTGAGCAGCCTGCCGTTGACTCAGTGCCGGTATGGGAAACCAGTAAGACCACCGCAATTGATGATATCCGGCGCGCCGACAGCAATTACTACCGGGCGAACACAGCAGGTAAAACCGGCACGCTGCGGCCATCACATACTGAAGGTATGGCCTGGGATGGCTGGGGCGGTACTGGTGACGATGATACAGGTGTGCAGTGGGAATACTTGCACAGTGGATTTGGTATCGCGCGGATCACTGCTGTCGCCGGAGATGGCCTGTCTGCTATTGCTGACGTTATTTCGCGGATCCCTGAAAACGCCGTAGGCTCAGAAAAGGCGAGCTATAAGTGGGCGCGGTATGCATGGAACAGCGTCAATGGCTATCCAGCGACAGTCGTCTATTACCAGCAGCGGCTGTACTTTGCAGCTTCCTCAGCTTATCCGCAAACCATCTGGGCAAGCCGTACTGGCGACTATAAAGACTTCGGCAAAAGTAATCCGGTACAGGATGATGACCGGATCGTTTATACCTACGCCGGGCGCCAGGTGAACGAGATCCGCCATCTTATTGATGTTGGATCACTGGTTGTTCTTACCTCCGGTGGGGAATTTGTTGCCACCGGCGATCAGAACAAAGTGCTTACGCCTTCCTCTTTCTCTCTGAGTTCCCAGGGTTCAAATGGTAGCAGCGATGTGCCGCCGATAGCGGTTTCAAATATTGCGCTGTTTATCCAGGAAAAGGGCAGCGTTGTGCGGGACCTTGCCTATTCGTTTGATGTGGATGGTTTCCAGGGTAATGACCTGACGATACTCGCCAACCACCTTTTCCAGAAGCGCAGCATCATTGACTGGTCATTCTGTATCGTGCCTTTCTCCAGCGCGTTCTGCGTGCGTGATGACGGTAAATTACTGGTCCTGACATATCTGCGTGACCAGCAGGTTTTTGCCTGGTCTCCGCAATCCAGCGCCGGAAAATATGAAAGCACCTGCGGCATCGGTGAAGGCAGTGAAGACGCCATTTACTTTGTGGTAAACAGAACCATTAATGGGCAGGTTGTTCGCTACATTGAGCGGCTGTCCAGTAGACAGTTTACTAACGACCTCGATGCTTTCTTTGTTGACAGCGGGCTCAGCTATGACGGCCGCAGCACTGAAGGAAGAGCAGCAACAATAAGCGGCGGCAGCGGAAACTGGAGTTATCAGGTGCCGTACACTCTGAATATGAGCGGTGGCTCGTACTTTTCCGCCGGCGACGTCGGCGCACAGATTCAGTTTCCGTATACCGGGACGGATCCGGTTGATGGCACTGACGTAGCCATGCAGTTACGTTGTGACATTATTTCAGTTGAAAGCGGCAACTCAGTAACCATAACCGCAAACCGTGATATTCCGGCAGTTCTCCAAAATACTGCAACTACAAACTGGACAATGGCCAGACAAACCTTCTCAGGGCTTGAGCATCTGGAAGGGCAGACCGTCAACATTCTTTCCGACGCCAGCGTAGAGCCGCAGAAAGTCGTCACCGGCGGCGCCGTAACGCTTGAAAAGCCTGGCGGAGTTGTGCATATCGGGTTGCCGATAAACGCACAATTCGAAACGCTGGACATCAATATTAACGGCCAGGAAACGCTGCTGGATAAGAAGCAGCTGATCAACACTGTAACGCTGGTAGTAAATGCCAGCCGCGGAATATGGGCGTCTACGCCCGGCGGTCAGTGGTATGAATACCCACAGCGCGAGTTTGAGTTTTACGACGATCCTGTTGAAGACGCTACCGGGAAAGTAGAAGTGAAACTGGACAGCAACTGGGACAAGAACGGGCGCATCAAGATCCGACAGACTGACCCACTACCGCTTTCTGTCCTGGCTGTAATCCCGCGCATTACAGTAGGAGGCTTCTGATGATTAATGCTCAAATCGTCCCGGCCACGGCTGCACATATCGCTGAAATTCTCCCGTTAGTGCGCGCCGCTGATCTGCAGGAGTTTTCTGCAACCAATGGCTGGAGCGCAAAACGAGTGCTGGAATGCGGCCTCAAAACATCAACGTTCTGCTGCGCCGGGCTGGTTAATGGCAAGGTGGTGACCATCTTTGGTGTGGCGCCGGCGTCAATGATTGGTGGGAGTGGCATCCCCTGGCTGGTTGGCACTGATTCACTTGAAAAATATCAGCGTACATTCCTGCGTCGCTGCCGGAAAGTGGTCAATGCAATGCTGTCGGTTTACCCGTATCTTGAAAACTATGTTGATGCCAGAAACCACGTCGCAAAGGCGTGGCTCCACTGGCTTGGTTTTACCCTGGAAGACCCGGCGCCGTATGGCGTGCAAGGCCTGCCGTTTCATCGATTCCACATGGAGAGAAAATAATGTGCGAACCAGCAACTATCGCCGCCGGCGCGACATTAGTTATAGGTGCGATGTCAGCCTACAACCAGAACCAGCAATCAAAATATCAATCAGCGGTAGCGAGCCAGAACGCGGATATTGCTGAAGCACAGGCCCAGGATGCCGTTAACCGCGGCAACATTCAGGCTGCAGAGGTGCAGCGTCGTAACAGGCAGGCAGCGGGAACCCAAGCTGCCACGATGGGCGCAACAGGGGCTGATTTAAGCTCTGGCACATCTCTGGACATCTTCGGGGATACAGCTCAGTTTGGCACGCTTGATGCGCTTACAACCGTGAACAACGCACAACGTGAGGCGTATGGGTATCAGGTTCAGTCTGTTAATTATGACGCAGAAGCTAAAGCCGCTCGGTCTGCTGGAAAGGCAAATGCGACCATGACTTTGCTGTCTACACCGCTTAAAGCCTTTGGTGCTTACCAGACATTTGGCGGCACCTGGAGTCCGTTCACGCAAAGTAGCGCAGCACCAGTATCTGCGGCCGTCGGCACCAAAACCGGTCGATAAGGAGATAATTCATGCCAGTCGTACCTACCGTCACCGGCCGCCAGGTAGAAAGCCGCGGCGTATCCACCCAGGGATTTCAGGCAGTAAATCAGCCAAACATTACCGATGCGCTGGGCGCCGTTGGCACTCAGGCGATCGACTTGTTTGGTCAGGCCAAACAGCGCGCTGATGTTGCAATGGCTCAGGACGCATCACTGCAACTGACGCAGACCGCCAGTGACCTGATGACTAACCCGCAAAACGGTCTGCTGAATCAGCAGGGTAAAAACGCTCTTGGCAAAGGCCAGGAGTACACCCAGTTGTTTGACGCAAAGGCGCAGGAACTTGCAATGACTCTGCCTGAGTCTGCCCGCCAGGGGTTCCTGCAGCAGGCTCAGCAGCAGCGGATTCAGTTCACATCGCAGGCCGGGCGCCATGAAATCAGCCAACTGAATGCTTATGAGCAGGGACAGTTTCAGGCCACGCTGGCGACCGGTGCCAAAACTGCAGCAACGATGTATGGCGATAATGCAAACTACGTTCTGGCAAACCAGCAGGCTTTCCAGCAGATAGATGATTTCGGCGCGGCGCATGGCTGGAGCCCTGAACAGATCCAGGCCAAGAAGATAGAATTCAAAGAGGCAACCGCCAAAGCTACGGCAGAAAATGCGGTGGGTGCTAATTATCTGCAAGTCCGTCAGCAGAATGGGGAGTTAAGCGATACCGTCATTGGCTCACGCCGTGCTGTCGCCGGCGGTGGTGAATCATCAGCAGATGGCCCGCGCGGTGTCCGCAACAATAACCCAGGAAACCTCGAAGCGAGTTCATCAAATCCATGGGTAGGCCAAACGGGTAGTGATGGCCGGTTTGCAAAATTCGAGACTCCTGAGCACGGGATCCGTGCGCTGGGGCGTAACCTGCTGTCGTACCAGCGCCAGGGTATTGATACCGTCAGCGACATCATTAACCGGTGGGCGCCGCCGTCGGACAACAATGACACTGCCGCGTATATCAAATCCGTCTGCGCGCAACTTGGAGTAAAGGCCGATCAGCCTCTTGATGCTTCAAACCCTGATACGCTGCAGGCGTTATGCGCCGCCATTATCAAGCATGAAAATGGAAGCCAGCCGTATAGCAATGAACAGCTTTCTACTGGCGTCAGCGCTGCGCTAGGCCTTTCACAACTTCCTACCAGTAGCAAACGTTATACAGGAACAGCGTGGTTCGATGCGCTAAGCGAGGCAGATCAGGCTAGTGTGTTAAGACAAACTGATGCATTAGCTAAACAACAACAGGCGGAATACAGAACGCAAATTGATGGGCAGGTTCGCGATGCTACTGCTGCCTATATGCGCGGCGTTGAGTTTCCAAACCCACCTGGACAAGCTGAATTCATGGCTGCCTACGGCGTGCGAGAAGGTAACCAGCGATACACCGAGTTCAAAAATACGCAGATCGCCGGTCAGTACATTGGCTCATTTCGCAATATGCCTACCAACAGCATCACGGCATACGTCAAACAACTTGAGCCGACACCGGAGCAAACTGGGGAGGGTTACGCCTCGCGCGCTGCGCTTTATGACAGCGTGGTTACCGCCGCAAATCAGGTGATTAAACAGCGCCAGGCCGATCCTATTCAATTCTCCCTTTCCTCTGGCCAGGCTAAGCCAATTGACATGACGAACCAGAATAACTTTGGGCAAACAATAGCTGTTCGTGCTTCTCAGGTTTCTGGTTTATCAAAGAGCTATGGCACTCCTCTTACTTTCTTTTCCAAAGAAGAGGCCAACCAAATCGGAACATTTTTCCGCGATGCTCCAGTGTCGCAACAGTCTGCATACCTCGATACCATCAGGCAGAGCACCGGCGGCGGGAAGGTCTATATGGCAGCTTTGCAACAAATTAGCACCAACGCACCATCAGCCGCTGTGGCAGGGATCTTGATGGACAAGCCAGGAGGTATTGTTGCTGAAAAAAGCTGGTTCAGTTCAGACGTTAATGTATCCCCGGAAACAGCAGCACAAACCATTCTCTCAGGTGCGGCAGCAAGAAAGGGAACCAAGGATGCCAAAGGCATTGCAATGCCAAAAGATTCTGAATTGATGCCAGATTTTACTGGAATTGTAAAAGATGCTTTTGCTGGTGATGCCAATGGTGCATCAATGGCCTATGACATCGCCAAAGACTACTACGCCGGGGTTATGGAAAAAAAAGGAACTATATCTGGAGATTACGATAAAACAGTATGGCAGCAGGCTGTTAACGTAGCAACGGGCGGAGTGCATGACTATAACGGCATGGGAAGCGTTTTATTGCCGTGGGGTATGTCAGCTGACCAATTCGATAAGCAGGTAGATCAGGCATGGAAAGCACAGGTGATTGGTGCGGGTATAAAAGCTCCGCCAGGTCAATATGGCCTGCAGAGTTATGGCGATAGTCAGTACCTTGTAAAGCTAGGTACAGGCTACTTGCTGAAGAGTGATGGGACGCCTGTTGTCATTGACCTCACGCAGCAGAAACAACGCTTCTCGGGAGATATTCCGCAATGAGTTACTTCGGCCTGAACCCGGTAAATCAAAACCAACAACTGGATGATGCTGTTTCAAACCCGGCAGGGTTTAACAGTGACGTTGGTTTCTTTGATAATACTTTTGGTGCAGCGGCATCTGGTCTTTATTCCGGTCTGGTGGCCAAGCCAGATCAACTTCTCTGGGCTGGAATGGATAAGTTGGTGTCACCGATCGCGCAGTTTGTTAATGACAACACGCCCATCAATGACACTTCAGCAGCTTACATTGCGGAGCAGAGAAGCCTGGCGCAGCAGCAAGTAAAGCGCCTTACGCCAGATGCTGCTACTACCGGCACTGCAGGTCAGGTTCTTTATGGCTTGTTTGATATGGGCGGGCAGGCAGTGGTAGGTACTGCTCTTGCTGGTCCTGCTGGTGGTGCTGCCGCTGTTACATCACTTCAGGGGTTTTCAGAGTTTGAGAGGCTGAAAGCCGAGGGAGTAGATTTTGGGACAGCTCAGGAAGCTGGCTTAATACAGGGGATCACTGCTGGCGCTGGCACACTTATCCCAATGAGTCTAGGTTTGCGCGCTGGTGGTGCTTTAGCTGAAAGTGTTGGCGCGCAGTTGGCTAGAACCGGTGAAAGCGCTATCAGAAATGCAGCGGCTACTGCAGCCAGGGCTGCACCAGATATTGCCTATGCCGCCGGAACAAACATCGCTTTCGGAATGGCCCAGCGAGGACTGACGGCACAAACTTTGCGGGCTGGTGGTTATGATGAAATGGCTAGCCAATATGATGTTTTTGACAAGCAGGCTATAGCGATTGATGCCGTTTTAGGTGTCGCTTTCGGTGGGATTGGAAGATTCATGAATTCTCGTGGTGAATCAATGAGGGCCCCGGAATTCTCACCAATTGAAGTAGATGCAGCATTATCGGCTAATGCCTCTCACCATGCAGAAATTGATGTTGCTCCTGGCGTACCAGTCAATGTGCTTTCCCGTGATGCGCACATCCAGGCTTTGCAGAAAGCTATGCGTGATGTCAGTGAGGGGCGCCCGGTAGATGTTGCTAACATCGCAGAGCCAGCATCCTTCAGTGATATCCCTGGGCGCAAAAACCTTATAGCCCAAACGATTGATGAAGCGTTATTTAATGCAGATGAGGGGAGCGCATCCAGAGCAGTTGAAACGCGCATTCTCGAAGAGCAAGCATCACAAGTTATTAGCCGAGGAGAGCGGAAGTCACTGCAATCAGAGATCGCTAATGGCGAGAGAGTGCTGCAAAAGCTAAGGGATGAGAGAAATGCTGTTGTGGCTGAAGAGGTTTCAGGAAGTGGCGCTGCTCTTTCCAGGGCCAGAGCAGAAAAACAATCACGCTTACGCAGTTTAGATAAGCAGATAAACGAAACATCTTCCCGACTGCAAACCGCTAAAGAGAGTCTGGCACCGCATGAGCCTGGTGGTGCTAATTATGAGGCGCGAGCAGAATTGGCTCGTCGCCAGCAGGCAGAGAGCGATCTCAATGCCCAGGCGCTTTCATTCTATAAAACCGCTGAGGTTCGAACCGCTGATGAGGCGGCGCCGTTTGATACAGCCACATCACTTCGACAAGTAGAGCAGAAACCGACGGCCGACCAGGCTGGAGATATGGATTTACGCATTGCCGAGGATTCTCTAAGCGAATCGCCAGACATGATGATTACTGTTCTTGATGACGATGGTAACCCTCAGTCTCGTAGTGCGCGCGAGGTGCTTGACGAGGCCAATAGAGAAAGTGAACAGGCAATGCAGGACTCAAGCCTATTCGATGTGGCTGTGACATGTTTCTTGAGAGGTTAATTGAATGAGACAGGAATGCATTCAGGCAGTACAGCAGGCGGCACAGCGAACCCTGACAGCAAGAGAAATACAGGATATCGAGGATCGCATATACCGTAACATGCGGTCTTTGGCGCGTGATGATCCTGCATCGTGGCGGCAACTAACCGATGCGGAGCGACTGCGCCGTGCCGGGCAGTTAGCTGCAGATGAATTGCAGCAGGAGGCAGCACTTAAGAAGCGCCGCGTTGCACTGACCATAGCGGCACGTCAACGGCTGGATAAGTTTATCAATAGCTATCAGGGAGCTGATGGTAAGTTGGGGGCTCTGAATCGTACGATCGCGTTTACCGCTGATGGAAAATCCAATTTTCTTTCTGTTGAGTCGAGAACCAAGGCAACGCGTGACTATGCCCTTAGCCAGTTGCAGGAAGCATTTGAAGCTGTTGATCCCCGTTTCTTTGGCCTTTTTGAAGATGAGAAAGGGGTGCGTGATCTGATATTCGAAATCCGCGGACAGAATACTGGCAATGCCAAAGCGCGAAAAGGTGCTAAGGCATGGGGAGAAGTAACCGAACTTTTGCGCCGTCGGTTCAATGACGCTGGCGGTGACATCGGATACCTGGAAAACTGGGGGATCCCACAGCATCACTCGATGGAAAAGGTGGGTAAGGTTTCACGCGATAAATGGGTTAGTGATGTCATTGGCAAACTTGACCGCAAATATTATACCCGCGCCGACGGGCAACTAATGAGCGAAGCCGAGTTATCAGCATTCCTTGGTGAAGCGTATAACACTATCGCTACGGGCGGCCTGAACAAGCTCAGTGATACAGGAATGCGGATATCAGGTGCGCGAGCTAACCGCGGTAACGCGTCGCGCCAGATTCATTTTAAAGACGCTGATTCATACCTTGAGTACCAACAACAGTATGGAGACCGATCGCTGTGGGAAATCATGGTTGGTCACCTGGAAGGAATCAGTAAAGATATTGCGTTGGTGGAAACTTACGGGCCCAATCCGGATCATGTATTTCGCTCACTTCTGGACCAGACAAAATCGGAGACGGCAACAGCGAACCCGAGCAAAACCGGTAGCGTAGAGCGCCTGGCAAATAACACTGAAAATCTCTATAACTTTATTTCCGGGAAAACTCAGCCGGTAGCTAACCCGCATATTGCGAGATGGTCGGATAACATTCGCAACTGGATGGTGGCCAGCCGCTTGGGATCAGCGCTGCTCGCTTCTTTCTCTGACCTTGGCACCATGTACTTATCGGCTAAGGTTACGAACCTGCCTATGAACCAACTTTTCCGCAACCAGCTCGAAGCGATGGATCCAACAAATCGCACTGAGTTGGCCCGGGCCCGCCGGGCGGGCCTGGCTATGGAGTCGCTTCTCGGCAGCGTGAACCGTTGGGCGATGGATAATATGGGGCCATCAGTGTCACGCTGGGCGGCAACCGCAGTGATGCGAGCAAGTGGCCTTACTGCATGGTCAGATGCCCATAAGCGCGCTTATGGCGTAACTATGATGGGTAGCCTGGGTGATGTTGTCACCAGAACGTCTGATCTTCGCAGTCTCGATGATGCTGATTACCGCATACTGAAAAGTAAAGGCATCACAGAAACAGACTGGAGTGTGTGGAAACTGGCTCAGCAGGAGGACTGGGGAAAAGGAAATAATACGATGCTGACTCCAGAAAGCATCATGCGCATTCCTGATTCTGCTGTACAGCATCTTGGTTCACCTGAGCGTATTAAGTTCGAGGCCATGCGCAAACTGCTTGGTGCTGTAACTGAAGAAGTTGATATGGCGGTGATCACGCCAGGCGCGAGAGAGCAAATGCTTACTGGTTCAGGAATACAGAGAGGAACGTGGAAAGGGGAGTTGACACGCAGCGTATTCCTGTTCAAATCATTCCCGATCTCTGTGGTCATGCGCCACTGGTCGCGTGCTATGGGTATGCCTTCTGCTGGTGGGCGTGCAGCGTATATTGCTACATTTATTGCAAGCACGACTATCCTTGGCGCGCTTTCTCAGCAGCTTAACGATATGGCCTCAGGGCGAAATCCACGCGATATGACTGGTGAAGATGCTGCAAAATTCTGGCTCGGCGCGTTGCTTAAAGGCGGTGGTCTTGGTTTATACGGCGATTTTCTTCTATCAGATCACACCAGATATGGCAGCGGTGCTTTGGCGTCAATGCTTGGCCCAGTTGCAGGCCTGGTTGATGATGTCATTAAGATCGGTCAGGGAATCCCTTTAAACGCAGTAGAGGGTAAGAGCGAACAAACTGGCGGTGACCTTGTTAAACTTGGCAAAGGACTGACGCCAGGTGCTAATATCTGGTATCTGAAAGCAGCTGTAGACCATATGATTTTCAACCAGATGCAGGAGTATTTTTCACCCGGCTATCTGCGTAAGATGGAGCAGCGGTCTAAGAAAGAATTCAATCAAACATACTGGTGGCGCCCACAGGACACACTGCCTCAGTGAGGGTATATGGAATTAGAGAAAATTGTTGAGCTTCAGAGTAAATACTATGAGCATAAGCGTAGTGCAACTATCGGGCTGTATATAATCCTCGTTGGTGTAATCATAATAGTGGTGAATATACTTGGGTGGTCACATGAAACTCAAATTATACAAGGCGTTGTTTTGGGGGGCGGACTTGTATATTGGGGGATGCACTTCGAAAAATATTCAAAGTTGTATAAGCAACTAGATATCCTATGCCTACAAAGGTATGGGAAAGGCTATGAAAATTCTCTATCAGAGATCGTCTCTGATAGATATGGAAAGAAAGATAGGTGACTACATGCAAGCAATTGGCTTTATCGTTTACATCGTGGTGGGACTTTTCCAGTTGGCGGCTATCATGGCTGGCCTTGAATCATGGTGGGGAGTTCATTGGCTTATCGCCGCGCCAGTGGCATTCATTATCAGCTACATACCATTGTTAGGATCAATCGTGGGTATGGTAGGGGCTATGGATGTTTGGCGGTGGGAGTGGTGGCAGGCTGGTCTTCTTTTCTTTGGTGGGCTGGTTTTTGCTATTGCCTGCGGAGGAATGTCTTCGTTCTTCGAATGGCTATCCTTCAGGAAAAGAGCGTGACATGTCACGACACACAACAAAAAGCCCGCGGCGCGGGCTTAGTTTTTCCATTTCTCTGAAAACAAATCTTCGTCTAATGGCATTGGTTGAGTCTTCGTTCCTTCGAAAAATTTGTAACTGATCTCAATTGCCGCTTCTTTAAACTCTTCTTGTTCGGACACTTTATGAGCATCAGCGTCTATGAAAAACATAACGAGAGCGTCTCGGTTATGATTAACTGAATAGACTAAAAAACTATTGCTTGTTGGGGTATATTTTACTTTTACTGATGCGATCTTTTTCCACATATCCCAAGATGACTTCTTACCCAGAATATCTGTGCTACTTTCTTCTGAAGTATAGTCACCCACATCAACATGACTATGCCTAACATGGAGATCTAATATCTCTTTAGGCCTGGCAAATGCTGCATCTTTACCAATATCAGGATGATAACCTGTGAACCAGTATTCTTTGAATGCATCGGCAACTTCCTTTACCTTAGCATCGGAAAGACAAAGGGCCGAGAATTTCATTGTATGAAGTACTCGACCCTTGTAGATTTGTTCAGGTTTCTCTTTTTCAGGAGGCGCAGACAAACTCGAAATTCTCCTTATCTTTAAGCCCGTCGTAAAAAGCGCGAGAAATCCGAACAGAATGTTCCTTATCCATCGTCACCCTTGTGTACGCGGCACTTTTACTTTCAACACGTCTTGCGGCAGCACGCGCTTTACGCACTTTTTCTCTTTCGCTGATACGCATGACATCACCTCATAATATAGATACTTCATCAAACGGGGTTTACCCTTAAGGTAATATTACGCCGTCCGAATACCTCTTGCAAGTACGATGTTGGTTGCAAAGAACAATGGCACAACTAGCTAGATGCTTAACACATCTACTAAAACGATAGCATTTCCGATACTTAAAGGCGCTTCCCTGCGCCCAGCATCAGAACTCAGAGGCGTTCTTGTTGATGTACTGCGCGTGGCTGCGTATGTCCTGCAGGCAGCGGCTAACACCAACAATATAGCTCACCATTGTTGTGAATTCCGCCGCGGCGCCAGCGACGTCGTGGCCATCTTCATCAAGCTGCTGCAGCAGGTTCATCAGTAGTGACTTCTCAGCCAGGCCGACAACACCCTCAGGGCAATGGATCATCTCACGGTATCCCGGCTTGAGCGGGTAGGTGTAGTTCTTCTGCTCGATTTGCATCGCCTGTATTACTGCTGAAGCGGTGGCATTGGCTACCTGATCAGCAACTAACTTGATGCGGTCTTCCTGTGGGATAGCATTTTTAATATAGCTGCCCGTCTTGCGGATCTGCGGCAGCACTTCTTGAGTCACCCAATTCTTGAATCTATTCGGAATAGTTCCTGGCTTTGTGGCATCTCGGCAACGGAGAATCAGGGTGTATAGGCCTGACTCGGATATAATATTAACGCTACCTTGACGCCCTATGTTAAACATAGACCGTTCATAACTCTCTAATCTATCTACGAATTGTGTTGCATTCTGAATTCGCAATGCCATGCAAACATCAGCTGCAACAAACCAAGGGTTGTCATCAATCATGATGGCTCGAATAGTAGAACCGGATTCGAAGCTGAAAATAGATGGTTTGGTATTCATTGTGATCACCTTTGTAGTCAGGTTAATCACCACCGGAGGTGCAAATCTCTTGGGTGGTGAGACGTACAGGGTTTGCACTACCGGCTACAAAGGACCCGGCCAGCCTTTCAGCTGCCCTGCACGCCCCACCATAATGCGAATGTGGCCGTGCTTAACGCATAAAAAAACCGCTTGCGCGGTGAATGCGCCTTTGTAGTGAGCGGGGTGCAAATCCCGGCACCGGATTTTGCCGATGCCTGATCACTATGGCACAAGTAATATGCGTTGTAAATTTACCGCAAAGGTAATGATTTCATGCATTTTTGGTAATTTCAATTCTTATTTGGGTTGTTATAAATATAAATTTCTACTACTGCTGTTTTTTTTGCCAGTACGTGTATCCTTTAGGTACAATATTTACCCAATGGGTAAGTTAAGGAGGCGGTATGTCAATCAAAAAATCTCTGGCACCACCTTTATTTATTAATCTTCGTAATGAGGAAGATAGAATCAGAGCGGTGCTTGATGAATACGCTTACAGGCAACTATCACCTGAAGATGAGCATGATCGCTTGTATAAAAAAATTATTGCTACTGCCAAAGTAAGAGCAACCAAGAGATCAGGGCGTAGTGCTATTGTAGGTGAGTATGCTGCCCGGAAGTACAGTTACCGAACTAAGCTTCTTGAACAGATGATTAGAGATCAACTGTCTGTTGAAGAGCAAGACTATGCTTCTGAGATAAGCCGCCTTGCAGCATCTGGCAGTTTAGTATCAGGTATACAAGCACATACTGTTCATCAACTGCCTTCTATGAGCAGAGAACAGGTCATTTCTCTTTCTGACCGTATGTATTCAAGAACCCTTGAAGAGATGCAGGGGGAGATGTACGACGATGCTGAATGAGTATCAGGGATTGATACATACCGGGGCGTTTAAGAAAGATCCCGATTTATGTAAGTTTATAGAACCATTCAAAGCACACTACAGGTATGGCCATCACCCAGAGTTTGGGAAGGATACTCTTTTCGGAAGACCTCCAGAGGTATGGCCATATCATTTACGGAAAGTGCATGTTGACCTGAAGTTCTACACAAACCAGTTTGGCGACAGTGGTACGGAAGCTTGCTGGAAAAACTGGGCAACCGGTCAATTAGATAAAACCACAAAAAAATTTAAAGTCATTCCAACCAGCGATGTTTATCTTATCTATTTAGTTTCATCAGAGCGTCACTGTTTCCTTATTGATTTCTGGGGCCCACCAAGTAGCGCTCATAGGGAGGCAGAAGAAGAGAAGCAAATGGATAAATTAATCCAGGAATGCGATAGGATTCTGCGTCTGAAGGGCTTGCAGTCCATGCCTAGAGAAGCAGAAATATGGCGCCCAGAATTTCTTGTATAACTGCAGGCCGCATAGCGGCCTTTTTTATTTTAGTTGCTTCCTCAGTTGAAGCGCGCAGAAATCAAGATGCGTTTGAAGATCACGCATCGACATCTGAGAGCTTGTAACGTAGTTAATGAGCGCAACAAGTTCAGCAAGCGCTCCACTGACATCATGCCCGTCTTTGTCCAGTTCCCTGAGCAAATCCATTAAATGCGAGCTCTCAACCAGAGAGCGGACGCCAGCAGGCGTGTGAATTCGCTCCGTGAAACCTTCTTCAAGAGGGTGATGGTACCGCTGCGACATCTCAACAACTCCACAATAATACTGTATGTATATACATATATCAAAACCTTACTACCATTTCCAGTGATGTTTCAATTACCCTTTAGGTAATAATGCCATTCAACAGTGTACGTTTTATTCATATAGGGGTTGCCAGGTAATAGAATGACGGTAGTGCGGTGCGCCGGGCGCTGCGACAATCGGAGATTTCTACATGACGGTCTCAACCGAAGTCGACCATAACGACTACACAGGTAACGGCGTTACCACGTCATTCCCATATACGTTCAGGATTTTCCAGAAGAGTGATCTGATGGTGCAGGTAGCCGACCTGAACGAAAACATCACAGTACTTACGCTTGATACTGACTACACAGTTACTGGCGCTGGTGGCTATTCTGGCGGCGCGGTAGTGCTGGCTTCACCGCTGGCCAATGGATGGCAAATTTCTATTTCACGCGAATTGCCCGTAACCCAGGAAACGGATCTACGCAACCAGGGGAAGTTCTTTGCGGAAGTCCATGAAGATGCTTTCGACAAGCTGACGATGCTGATACAGCAGTGTTTCGGATTCCTTCGCCTGGCGCTGCGCAAGCCATCATTTATCGCTAACTATTACGATGCGCTGAACAACAGAATTCGAAACCTGCGCGACCCGTCACAGGCTCAGGATGCAGCAACAAAAAAATATGTTGATACCAGCGTAGCAGGATCTACATCACATGCTGATGATTTGTTTAAACGAACGATCAGAGTGCCTGAAAACTATGTAGATATGGTTTCTTCTGTTGACGCCAGGAAAAATTCATTATTTGGTTGGGATACATCAGGCAACCCAGTTCCGATATTTTCAATGACCGACACGGCAGACCTTGCTATAAAATTAGCTTCTACCACACCTGGTCTTGGTGACTCTCTCGTTGCTCATGTCGATGGAGGTAAAGTACGAGATTATATTTATTACGTAACTCCTCAGTCGCAGGGATGCCCATGCAATGGCGTGGATGATGATACGTCTAAGTTTAATGCGATGGTTCAGAAGTTTAGAAATATCTATGTTCCTCAAGGTAACTACATACTTGATATAAATACAATAACAATTCCATCCAATACCACGATAACATTCCATCAAAATGCTATCGTAACCCTTAAGACACAGAGCGTTCCAGGCGGTTCTGGAATAAATTACTGGCTATTTAAAGTGGCTGGTACTTCTTCCAACCTGATCGAAAGGGTACGAATTAGCGGCGGTGTCTTTATCGGTGCCAATGATTCAATTACATTTCTTGCTGTTGGGAGCTATGTTGATGATCTTATTGCGCAAGATGTTAAATGTAAAAATATAAGAGGGGTGATGGCGCGTGATGGTGATGGTACATATGATAACAGTACGACAGCATCAAGGCCAAAACACCTTAAATTTATCAATGTAATTGGTAATTTGTCTGTGACTCCAGTGACTACCAATGCTCATATTCAACTTAATTATGTTGAGCAAGTTGTTGTAGAGAGATGCGATAGCTATGGTTACTGGTTCGGATGCATGGGTTGGGGGGGCGATTCAGCTATATCAGCTAACGGCGGTGCAACAAACTACAGAAAATGCAGAAGTGTAAGATTTGAAAATTGCTTTTGTTTTGTTAAAGAGGCTGGTATTTGGGTATCAATGGGGTATGACATTGATATCATTTCAAACTTTGCTGAGACTATAACACCTACATCAAGCGATGTTGGTTTTGATCTTGAAGGTTCACAGCAGTGCAATGTGAGATCAAACACTGCGCGAAACTTCCTGAATGGTAACCTTGCGACATTCTTTTATTGTCGTCAGGTTACTTTCACAAATAATAAGTCTTGGATTACTAACGCATCATGTCGACATATGAGATTCAACAATGCCTCTCAGGATACTGGAGCGCGTGAGATAAGAGTCTCGCAAAATATGTTTTACAGTGAGGGTAATGTTTCTGCTATTACTCAGAATGGCGCTGCTCATAATCTTGTTGTTGAAAAAAACACGCTAATGAATACAGTTGTATCATTAATTGCTAACAACAATGGTGTTATAAAGATTATTGGCAATGAATCACATTTTTCCTTGGCGCCAACACAGACATTTAATGGCTATGGTTACTATACTGCCTTTGCAATAGGAGCCCATCATGGTTTTTCTGGTGGGCCATGTGGTGCTTATTTTGAAGGCAATACTGTAACTTCAGATGTGGCATGGGATGCTTCAATGTCCTGCGCTTTTCTTGTTGTACACACTTCAGATGTTAGAAGTACATGGGCAAATATTTCTGGCGGAGGTGTACTATCATCAGGCTGGAAGTATGATTTTGGTTTACTTAATTCGAATACTTCAAATAGTTTTGGAGCCCGCTATGCAGTAAGTGATTTCCGGGTTTATTCTGAGAGTTTCTTGACAGGACAAAATACGTCATCCAGATATCCAGAGGGCCTGGTGAATGCAAGAAACCGGTTTGGGCAGCGGTGGCCAACATCACCAGTTGCTGGCGCGTATATGGCAGCCGGGCAAGAGTTTCCTCTTCTTGCTCCGACAGCCACTAAAAGAGGCACATACGTGTATGTTGCCGGTGTAGGAAGTGCGGCGGTTACAGCTGATTATCAATAGGAGTAAACATGACCTGGAACGAAGTGGTAATAGCTCTTGACGAGGGTAAGTCAATAAGAATGGGTTACTGGCCAGAAGGCGTGTATGTCACAAAGGAAAATGGAGTAATGACATACCACTCTCCTGATGGTGATCTATGGGATTGGGTTCCATCTCTGTCAGAAAAAATTAATGATAACTGGGAGGTTATCTCCTGAATAAAAAATTTACCTGCAACTTGAAATAGGTAGGTAATATTTATTCAGATTTGGATTATTGTGTATGATGTACTTACCAACTATAGGAGGTACATCATGCATAATAAACGGTGGTCACCATGTCTGCATCGCTAACCGCTGACACAATAAATCAGGGGCTTAGCTATGGCGCGCTAGCGGCAGTTATCGCTGGCGTTCCGCCTGAGGTGGCGCTTGGCTCACTGGCAGGAGCAGTGATTTTTGTTACCTCTGCTGTCGAGTACCCTGTAAGGCGCCGCGTTCTTCTTTCACTTGTCAGCTTCCTCTGCGGGCTTCTCTTCTACAAACCAACAGCCTCAATACTAATCGGGCTTGCCAGCATGATACCGAAAATCACGCCGGACTCTTTTGAAAGAGGAATCGTGTATTCCGCCGGCGCGTTCGTCGCGTCTATCGTGGCGGTGCGGGTTGGCATATGGCTGTATCACCGTTCTGATAATCCACGTGATTTAATTCCGGGAGGAAAAGACGATGACAGGTCATGATCTGTTGCTAATAACCAATGCCCTTATATGCGCAGGAATTGCGGCCAGGGTGATGTTTTTCCAACGCAACGGATCGCGCCACCGCCGGTGGGGTGGATGGATTGCCTACTTCCTGATTGTGTCGGCCGCCAGTATCCCGGTACGCGCCGTTTACTCACTCCTCTATCACTTCCCCATGACCGCAGATCTTTCTGAGGTCGTTATCAATGCTGTGATGCTGGCCGCCGTTCTGAAAACTCGCGGCAACGTCGTGCAAATATTCAAAATATCGAGGTCCCAACATGGACATTAACCAATTCCAGAAAGCTGCTGGTATTAACCTGGCGCTGGCGACACGCTGGCATTCGCACATTGTTGCAGCCATGAAAGAGTTTGGAATCAGCAAGCCTGATGATCAGGCAATGTTTATTGCCCAGACCGGGCATGAAAGTACTGGCTTTACCCGTCTGGTTGAGAGTTTCAATTACAGCGTGGCTGGCTTGTCAGATTTTGTCCGTGCCGGTCGGCTAACGCAGGGCCAGGCAAACTCTCTTGGCCGCAGGCAGGGCGAACCATCTTTACCACTTGAACGCCAGCGCGCGATCGCCAACCTGGTGTACAGCAAACGCATGGGTAACAACGGTCCAACCGATGGCTGGTTTTACCGCGGGCGCGGACTTATCCAGATCACTGGCCTGAACAATTACCGTGACTGCGGCAACGGCCTGAAGGTGGATCTGGTGCAGCAGCCAGAACTGCTGTCGCAGGATGAGTATGCAGCCCGCAGCGCGGCGTGGTTCTTCGCCACCAAAGGCTGCATGAAATACACCGGAGACCTGGTGCGCGTAACGCAAATCATCAATGGCGGGAAGAACGGCATCGACGACCGGCGCGCGCGGTATATCATTGCCAGTAAGGTGCTGGCGGTATGATCTATGCATTCTTGAAAGCGTACTGGAAACAGTTACTTATTATCGTGATGCTTGCTGCTCTGGTGGCCGGCGGTTTTGTTGCCTGGAATGTTCACGGTGAAAGACTGTATCAAGCCGGGTATGCACAGGCGAAAGCAGACCGCAAAGCGGAAGATGAGAAAGCTCGTCAACATGACGAACAGGAGAAAGCAACCAATGAACGAGAAGCGCAGCAGAGGATCGACCAGGCGCGCAATGATGCTCTTGATGCTGCCGCTCGCGCTGGCAGGCTGCAGCAGCAGATCGTTGCCATCCGTGAGCAGCTCAGGCAGTATAACGCCACTGTCGGCGCTGGGTCGTCAGCCGCAGACACCGGAATTTTGCTTGCCGACGTGTTCGAAAAATCTCTCGAACGAAACCGACAACTGGCAGAATACGCTGACCGGGCAGCAGAAGCCGGAAGGGTCTGCGAAAGGCAGTACGATCAACTGACGAAACAGGGTACTGTTTCCCGGTGACGGTATATAAAACGGTATGGAGAATTTATCGTTTTATAAATTTGTTTTCAGTCAATTAGTTACGCGTGCTGTAAATAATTGAGTGGGAATAATTCCTGCTGATAGCTAAACGAAACCCTCTGTTTACAGAGGGTTTTTTTATGCCCGTAAAGGATGTTTGATGGCGGTTGGGCATATGGTCTGGATTAAAAACGATGCCTGACGATTAGCGAACACGCCATGAAGTCGAGTCAATCAGCAACGTTAAAAGAACGCCGCGACGGGTAAATGTCAATTTTTGCTGCAGTTGCTTACCCTGTCACAGAAAGATAAAGCGGAAGGGCGCGTGTTCTCGAAAGACCGGTTACATTGGCCGTAGGCGTTATTCCTGGGCTGGAGTGGTTGGCGTCGCGGGGGCATCAATGGTGATGGTCGATTGCTGCGACTCTTGCTTGTCCTGATGATGGTACCAGGCGCCGATAGAGGAGTAGACAAAGCGTCCAAAGAAGAAGAGAAAACTGATAAGTAGTACGATACGGGTCATGCGACGGTTAAATCGATGTCGTTTACGCATACTGGGTGCCTGACTCAC